TACCGCCTCAACGTCTCAGTGCAGCCCGCTCAGGTTGACGTTGAAGTGCCAACACTGCTGCCCGACCTGAAGGGGACAGCCGTGCAGAAGGTCGGGCGGAAGGCGCACCGCGCGGTGTCTTCACCGACTGATTCCGACCGACTCGTGCCCGCTGTGGAACCACTTCCCCGTGGTTCGTCCTACGTGCTGGGAGAGGAAGGGCTGTCCTCGCGGCTTCACGAAGCACGAGGGCTCTGGCACGCTTGGGAACTCAGCAAGCACCCCTGGGCCGCGGCCGAGGCTGATCAAGCCAGAAAGATCACTCTACAGCGGGGCGGCGCGCCCGGGTGGTGGGTCGCAGAGGAGGGGATGGAGGTAGAGCCGCGGCCGGACATGTCCGAAGCTATCTCGGCTATTAGCGTTACACTCCTTGCTATCGAGCCTGACCCGGCACCGCTGCCCACGCGCTACAAGCAAGGCACCAATCACGGCGCTTTCGACTACAGCACGTCGTCATTATCTTACGTGCTCCACGCGCTTTGGGCACGCGCGACAGGCGTGAACTGGGACGCGTATCATAGGTTGGGTCAGCGCATCGCTGATGCGATGGACCAGCGCGATACGCCCTTCTCGTCTGTCACGTTCAGCAGGTCCGGGCCCCTAGGCAAGGCTGTCCCTTTCTACGACACCTCAGGCGCTGTGACCCGCAGGATGGGCATGATGCTCGGACTGTGCGCCCGTAAGCGCACGGTGCTTGGCAACTCCTCGTCCGGCAACATGGCTCAGAAAGCGCGAGCTGACGAGCTAAAGCGGCGGATGAAGCACATCCCACACTTCTACCACCCCGGTGGTCCCGCTGCCGTGGGGAGGAAGGTGGCCGCTCGGCAAGGCACGGGCTGCCGGCTGCTGAGCGATGACATCACAGCGTTTGACAACAACGTTCGGCCTAACCATCTGGACGAGTACGCCCGGGTACTTAACGCCCAGATAGGCGGACCTGAGTGGCGCGATTTTAAATACGAGTGGGGACGGATGCCGCTCCTCGGGCCTCCGGTAACGAGTGGCAGCGAAGCGTTCCTATGGCGCAGAAGCGGTGGGATCGCTTCCGGTACAATCGACACATCTCTCGACGGCACGCTAATCAATGCAGCGCGCGTGGTGACCTCCGTCGCCGCAGCCGTCGGGAGATCACCTGCCGCAACGTGGGCAGGGAGAGGTACCTGGTGGTCGTTCTTCTGCCAAGGCGACGACACGCTGCTAAGCGTCCCCGAGGTCGGCTTCAACGACGAGAAGTACATCGAGACGTCCAATGCGCTAGGGTACCCTTGTAAGCTGAGTGAGTCCGTGATCTTCCTTATGCACTCGTACTTTCCCGATGGCCGGTACTCTCCGCTCGCGTCGCGCGTTTATATGCAGACGGTTTTCAACGAGTACGGCGGGCAACACCCCGCATGCGAGCTGTTCGCTTTCATTGCCAGGACGCCGCCCGCTTTCTGGTTACACAACCCTTGGTGCGACACCGTCACAGCGCCACTGGCCAAAGCTGAGCCGTTCACCAGGTACGGCGTCACGCCGCGCACGGCGAGACGGGCGCTAACGGACCCCAGGTTCGTTCAGGACCTGCGCGTCGCCACGAAGCAGAAGGCCGGGTCGGACGCGGCTACGCGCATCGCTCAACGTTCGTTTGAGCCGCTTGTGTCCGACTTCGCCGCTGCGCAACTATCCCTCCGCCTGGACGACACCGCCCCCTTGGCTGATACCGTCCCCGCGTCGGCTGCGGAAAGCGACGCGCTCAAGATAGCGTCATACTTAGCTTTGACTGAAGACGAAAGGCCCGATAAGCTGACTGGCTTGTCCTCCTTCACACAAAACCTCATCGACACGATACAAGGAGAATTCTGAATGCCTGCCTCCACTCGCTTGCTCAACACACCGCTGCAGTACATGCACCTGGGTTTCCGGTCAGAGGCGCATTTCTCGGAGATTGCTGCCGGTGGCCACACCCTCGGGATCCTCTGGAACAACAGCGACGGGTTGCTGCTCGCATCTGGTCGCGTCGCCTCTTTCATCAAGTCACTGACGCGCACGGACAACGGAGGCGGGGCGAGCCCCGATGTCACGCCCCTCAGCTCCGCTCTGTTGGCGCTGCAGCCGCCCGTGGAGCACCCTCCCACGCCCGAGACGCCCCAACTCGCTCCCGCGACGCTCCAGCTCCCCCAGCCGGGCGAGTCACCAGTCGAGTGGCTGTCTTCCGCCGCTATCGACTCGAACGCCATCAAGGCGTGGGTGCTCTCCAACGGCCTCGC